GTCACGCCTCTGCACAGGAGGAACATGCCTTCGATCTGCTTGCTGAAATGCAGTTGGAAATGGATGCCGGCAAAGCCAAAAATACTGGACGTCTGTTCAAGACGAACTTAGAGAAATCTCTTTTTTCCAGCCCAGCTGCCTGCTGCAAAAGTATCGAGGCACGCCTGAAAAAGCTCTATAAAAAATATACAGTAGATGATATTTCCGATATTCGCTTGTTAGAAGAGTTGCATACTGCTCTGGGACAGGTCACGCCCGAAAACTTCACGCGCTATCAAAAACTGCTGGAACTTTTGCGTAGCGATTCCTACGGATGGAACCCCAAAGATCCCGGTGACCGCGTTGTGATCTTTACCGAGCGCATCGAAACCATGAATTATCTGGCGGAACATCTGCGGACTGATCTGGGGCTGAAGTCCTCTGCGATCCAAGAGATTTCTGGTGGTATGAGCGATGCAGAGCAGCAGCGCATTGTAGAAGATTTCGGCCGCACGGAATCTCCCATCCGCATTCTGGTCGCTTCGGATGTAGCTTCTGAAGGTCTGAATCTTCATTATCTGAGCCACCGCCTGATTCACTTTGATATTCCGTGGTCATTGATGGTATTCCAGCAGCGCAACGGCCGCATCGACCGTTACGGTCAGCAAAAACGCCCTGATATCCGCTATCTGCTCATTGAGAGCAATAACAAACAGATCAAAGGTGATATGCGTATCATCGAGATTCTGATTCAAAAAGAAGAGCAGGCACTGAAAAATATCGGCGATCCTGCCTTACTGTTGGGCAAGTTCAATGTGGAAGAGGAAGAAACGGTGATTGCGGAAGCCATCGAATCCGGTTCCGACGCAGATACATTTGCTCAGAGTCTAGATGCCGATGCGCAGGAATTCAACCCCTTTGAAGCTTTGATGGCCGCTGCCTCAGAAACAGAGGAGACTGCTATTGAGCAGCTTTCAGAAACTGTTTCCGACGAAACATTGTTCACCGATAAGGAATATCTGGAGCAAGCTGTGCAATACCTTAATCAGACTGACAGCAATCCAGTTCAGGAACTGCAAACGGTTTCTGGCCTAGATATCCGGTTAACCCCGGAAATGGAGCGCCGTTTGCGTGCGCTTATACCGGAAGAAGCCATGCCGCAAGGAGAAACACTGCGCCTTTCGGATGACAAAGCCTTCTGCATGGAGCAGATGCGCACCAGCATGCAAAAGAACATGGATGAGGCGGCATGGCCGTCCTCGCAGTATTTGTGGAAGCTGCACCCGATTTTCTCTTGGGTCAATGATAAGGCCGGGCTTTTGTTCAAACGCGCAGAAGCTCCCGTTCTGGGTCTGCCCGGCGTTTTGTATCCCGGTGAAGCGTTGTACATCGTTTCCGGCAGTGTTCCCAACCTGAAATCCACGCCGCTCATCGATGAATGGTTTGGTCTGCTGTATCGGGATGGGCAATTCATTCAGCGACTTTCCATGGAGGAGGTTGTCCAGAAAGCCGGACTGCGTAGCGCGCGTATTCCCAACACAAACTGCATCACGAACCAAAGCATCGTTGCTGCAAGCAGCTTGTTGCACGATGTAGTCACGCAGGCAAAGACCTATCTCACAGAGCGATACCAGCAGTACCAGGCAGAGATGAACCCCAAGCTGGATGCAGAGGTGGATAAGCTGATTGAACTGCAGGAAAAACACAAGGAGTACTATCAGACCACCCTATTTGAACATGAACGTCAACTGCAGGAGCAGGAGCGCCGGGTGGACAAACTGTTTGATGATTTTACGAACTGGGTAAAAGAAACCCTGACGATTCAAAACAACCCATATATTCGTATCGTATCCGTCCTGATGGGGGTATCCGAATGAGCATCGATCTAACCGGTATCACAAATAAAAACGAATATTATACCAACCACTATTTTTCGACCATCTTTGAGGAAAATGCAGGTGAGGCCATCACTGCCTGGGCTCAGGCTGCAAAGTCATCCGAAGAGATCCGCACACCTTGGGCACAGCTGCGACAAAACGCCCGACAGTTCTATCCCTTGCACGACCGCTACGCAGGCGGTGCATTGAATTTGCAGCTTCTGGCTGCGATTCGCACGATGGCAGACCGTTACCTGGCTTCTCTTGGGTATCCAGAAGCTGCCCCGGAACTTGTCCCTGTAGATGCTTCTCTGTCTGTTCCCGTTTATTTGGAAATGAAAAAGAGCAACGGTGCACCACTGCTATGGGTCATGCTCTCTGCTTCCAGAGAATCGGATGCCGGTATTCTGGAAAGCAATGTCTTTGACGGTAACATTGCAGAGGAAGATGCCTTCGGTGCCGTCCACAACGATGACCTGCTGGAACTGAAAAATGAGGATCTTGCCACACAGATTCTGTTCGGTGCCGCAGAGCCGCCGCGTTTTCTTCTGTTTATTTCGCTGAATCAGATTGCACTGATTGACCGGAACAAATGGAGTGAAAAACGCTATTTGCAATTCGAATTAGAAGACATCTTTTCTCGCTTGGAACTCACAACCCTGCAAGCCATGGTCGTCCTACTGCATAAAGATTCCCTCTGCCCGGAAGACGGTTCTATTCTTCTAGATGAGTTAAACGAGCAGAGTCAGAAAAATGCTGCGGGTGTTTCACAGGATTTAAAATATGCCCTGCGTGAATGTATCGAACTTTTGGGCAATGAAGTCCTCCACGACATGCGAACCCGGCAGAAAATTAACCTAGAAGAGCATCCCGTGGATGCCGGACAGCTGACACTGGAGTGCCTGCGCTATATGTACCGGATGCTGTTCATACTGTTCATTGAGGCGCGGCCAGAATTGGGCTATGCTCCCATCCGTGAACTGAGTTATCTGAAAGGTTACTCGTTGGAAAGTCTGCGGGATATCGCCGACGCTGTCCGAGATGATGTGGATGAAGTGAGCGATGGCTATTATCTACATGAAACGCTGGCAAAACTTTATGACCTGATTTATAACGGTTATCCGGAAACGGAAGCCGAATTTCAAAAAGTAACCGGTGCCGACAGTATACACGATGTTTTTTTGATTGCTCCGCTCAAGGCGCATATCTTTGACCCGGAGTACACCAAGTTGATCAATGCTGCCAAACTGCGCAACAGCTGCATGCTGCGTATTATCGACTTAATGAGCCTGACACGTGCCTCCGGCAAACGCAATAGCCGCCGGGGGCGTATTTCCTACGCCAATTTGGGCATCAACCAAATGGGCGCGGTATACGAAGCTCTGCTCTCCTACCGTGGCTTTATCGCACAGCAGGATTTATACGAGGTCAAACGCGCCGGAGTTGACTTCAATGAACTGGATGTCGGCTATTTTGTTTCTGAATCTGATTTGGCACAATATACAGAAGAGGAACGCGTCCGCTATGCGTCTGGCAACAAAAAGGGCAAGTTGCGCATGTATGCCAAAGGCACATTCATCTACCGCTTGGCTGGCCGCGAACGGGAAAAATCCGCTTCTTACTATACGCCGGAAGTTCTAACCAAATGCCTTGTCAAATATGCCCTGAAGGAATTGCTGAAAGACAAATCTGCGGATGACATTCTGCATCTAACCATTTGTGAACCTGCCATGGGCAGCGCAGCATTCTTGAATGAAGCGATCAATCAGCTTGCAGAAGCCTATATTTCTCGTAAAGAGCAGGAAACCGGAGAGATCATCGGCTACGAAGAACGTTTTAACCAGCTGCAAAAGGTCAAAATGTTCATTGCCGACCGCAATGTATACGGCGTTGACCTGAACCCTGTGGCCGTGGAACTGGCCGAGGTTTCTCTGTGGCTGAACACCATTTATCCTAATGGATTTGTGCCGTGGTTCGGTACCCAGCTGGTCAACGGCAATTCCCTGATTGGTGCCCGGCGGCAGTGCTACCGCGTGAGTTCCCTGCAAGCCACCAGCAAAGGTCTGCGCTGGTATGAAAAAGCCCCGGAGCGTGTTCCCCTTGGCACCGAGCGCAAGCGCGGCAAGTTGTCCACACAAATCTATCATTTTCTGTTGGGCGACCCCGGTATGTGCAGTTATACCGACAAAGTCATCAAACAGCTGGAGCCTGCAAAAATCAAGTTTTTGAACACCTGGAACAAGGCATTTACTGCTCCTTACTGTGACGATGATATCGAAACGCTGAAAAAACTCTCCAAGACGATTGACAAGCTCTGGAAAGATCAGATTTCTCTGCGTCAGCAACTGAAGCAGCAGACGCACGACAGCCTGTCTGTGTTCAAATTCAATGATGATGAACCGGACTCCCATACTTCCATCCGCACCAAAGATCAGATGCTGCGCACCATGTACCGTTCCGAGAATGCCAAAAATGCTGGTGCTTATGCTCGTTTAAAATTTGCGATGGATTACTGGTGCGCCCTGTGGTTCTGGCCCATTGACAAGGCTGATCTTTTGCCCAGCCGCAGCGAATTTCTGAATGATATGTACATGATCTTGGTGGGGCTGTACTCCACCAACAGTGATTCCCAGCAGCTTTCCATGCTAGAAGATGCAGACGAAGAAGATACTGACATCCTGCTTCAGGTCAACTTGGACGAACTGTGCGCCCTTTTGCCCCGGCTGAGGCTGGCTCGCACAATAGCACAGCAGAATCACTTTATGCATTGGGAGCTGGAGTTTGCTGATGTATTTGCCGAGCGCGGCGGTTTTGACCTGATGATCGGTAACCCGCCGTGGATCAAGATCGAGTGGAACGAACAGGGCGTGCTGGCGGATGCCAATCCCATGTTTGCTGTAAAAAAACTGACCGCTACCCAGACCACCCATGAACGGCAGACGGCACTGGAAAATGCACATACGCACAGCATGTATTTTGCAGAGTATGAAATGCTTTCCGGCGAACAGAACTTTTTGAACGCCGTGCAGAATTATCCTGCCCTGAAAGGACAGCAGACGAATCTGTTTAAATGTTTTCTTCCACTCTCGTGGGAGAAAACGAATGAAAGCGGCATTGCCGCTTTCGTACACCCTGAGGGCGTCTACGACGACCCGAAGTGCACCACCATACACAATTTAGTCTAAATGTGTATGGTGGTCCACTGATGGTGTCATTCGACACCATCAGTAACCTCTACGATGCTAAAAGCATCGTAGAGTGTTACCAAGGCGAAGCCTCCGCGCCGATTCCAGGCATCAAGGATGCCAATGGCGACTGGAATATTACCGGCCATCCTGACCGTATCATTCATGTTACGCAGCGCGAATTGGAAGTTTTTGCCAAATTGTTTGATGGCAATGATAAGTGGCCGCAGGCACGGCTTCCCGTTTTGCACGTTCGAAGTTTAATTGGAGCCTTAAGTTGCATCGCAAGTCAGACGCAGTACATTTCTGATATAAAAACCGAAATTTTTGGCTCCGAAATGTGGCATGAAACAAATGCACAAAAAGATGGCACTATGGTTCGAAATGTACATTTTCCAGAAAGTCTTACTGATATGATTATTTCCGGACCTCATATTGCAGTTGCAAATCCTTGTTTCAAAACATCTCGAAGCATTTGTCGCCTTAACTCCGATTATGATAATATAGACTTAACTTCGATATCTGATTCATATTTACAACGTTGTAATTATCAGCCATATTGTGCGCCCGAAGAATATGAGGAACGTGCACCACTAACCCCATGGAATTGTAAAAACTATTACAGCTACCGCATTGCTATGCGAAATATGTTTAATCAAGGCGGAGAACGAACCTTAATGTCTGCCATTATTCCGCCGAAAGTCGGCCATGTTCACGCTGTTTACGAACTCGGCTTCAAAAATGATGTTGACACAGCACTAATGAGTGGTCTGATGGAATCTATTCCGTATGATTTCTACATAAAAGCAACCGGAAAGGGCTCTGGAGGCATCGGCGTTTTAGGCGGCCTTCCGATTATCCGCAGTATTTATAGTATCCGTATCATCCTTACCACTTTACTGCTTAATTCGCTCAATGAATATTACGCTCCCCTTTGGAAAAAATGTTGGAATGTTGTCTGGCCTTTCACTACTTGGTCCAAATCCGACCCTCGCCTCTCCCCTGCTCGCTTCACTTCTTTGACCTCGGAGTGGACATGGGACACGCCCTTGCGCACGGACTATGAGCGGCGGCAGGCTCTGGTAGAAATTGATGTACTTACCGCCATGGCACTGGGCATGACCCTGCAGCAGCTCAAGACCATTTACCGCATCCAGTTCCCCGTGCTGCAAAGCTATGAGGCCGATACATGGTACGATGCCAATGGCCGCATTACATTTACCAACAACCGCAGCCTGACCGGTGTAGGCTTCACCCGCCCGGAGTGGGAAAATGCCGGTGCTGTGCAGCCAATCAAGCGCGGCGATGCTCCGTGGGACGGTATTATGAAGCATGCTCCGGCCGGTTATGTGTTTGCCCGTACCATTACGGATGACACCATGCCTGGCGGCCCGGTACAGCGCACCATTGAGTATGCAGCACCCTTTGACCGCTGTGACCGGGAGCAGGATTATGAAACCGCGTGGAAGTTCTTTGAGGAAAAGTATAAAGAATAATAGGCCTATAATTTGATTGGAGGCATCAAGTTGTCCAAGAAAAAAGAGTGTTCCAACCTTGAAACACGCACTATGAATGTCACCATGTCCCAAGATGACTTCAAAAAATTAGATAGCGGTGAACTGCGCTCCAATCATGGACTCCGCGATAGTTCTGGTCATATTAAGGCTTCTCTTGATATTTCTTATATTTCAGAAAATGAACTTCCTCAACGTGAGGTAGTCCGCACGGAAACCGTATATAAAGAGTCTCCTGTCCCATCCCCCACGGCGCAGGCTCTTACTGGAACCACAATGGAAATTTTGGGCGACATCCTTAGCGACCCAGAAGTTAAAAAGTCCATTTCTGACCTTATTCACGTACTCTGGCACTATAAGGTACAACCAAAAATTCAAGATACTATTGATAGAATCAAAGGCATCTCACAACCGCAACCCCCTCGCTCTGAACAAGTTTTTCAAACAAAAGCAGAACAAATTCTATCTTCACAAACTATTGTTCCGGATTCAAAAGATACTTCATTTGAGCCTATTCCTGTCACAAATGAACAGGCTGCATTTTTGTTAGCCAAGACTAAAGAATCCGCATCCGAATTAACCCGATTGATTTATCTTCTTTCCAATATCGTAGTCAAGGATGATATAACAGCCGAAGAATACAGTCTGGAGCAATCTTATATTAAAGAGTTGCTCAGTGAATCCTCTGTGTCAACGATGACTTTTCTTCTTCAAAATCGTCAACTTGGTATTATTGACGATAAAACCGCACTTCTTTTTTCTGATGTTCTTGAGGGATATGTCGGTGACGGTCAACAGCGCATTCCTCTCTCCATCGACAAGATATCCAATCAATAATTATAGGAGTATATTGCGATATGTTACCCTCAATTCTTGCCAGCCAACTCGAAAAAGGCATTGGTGATTACATCGAAACTACATTTCCCATGAGCAACGCTCCCTTCAAAGGTTCCGTTGCAGAAATGCTTGCTCAGAAAGGCTCTGTTTATCATGAACCTTATCTTGCCGTGCGTCTGCCTTTCCGTATTGCAAAGGAAATGCCAACCTGCTTTGAGGCAATTCACCCTGCATATCTTCCCTATGTTCATCAGCAAAAAGCGTTTGAACGACTGACTGGCAATGACGGCCGTTCTACACTGATTGCAACCGGCACAGGCTCCGGCAAAACTGAATGCTTCTTGTACCCCATTCTGGAATACTGTTACCAGCACCGTGGGGAGTCTGGCATCAAGGCGCTGATCATCTATCCTATGAATGCCCTTGCCACCGATCAGTCCAAGCGAATTGCAGAACTGATTCATAACAGTCCCGAACTGCGCGGCAATGTAACTGCCGGTATGTATGTTGGCGGTCTGGAACGCACTCCGTCCCGCACCATGAGTGAGCATGGCATCATTACTGACCACGAGACTCTGTTGAACAGTCCGCCGGATATCCTGCTAACCAACTATAAAATGCTGGACTATCTGCTTGTGCGCCCCAAAGATGCCCTGCTTTGGAAGCAGAATAATCCAGAAACGCTAAAGTACATTGCAGTGGATGAGCTGCATACCTTTGATGGTGCACAAGGCACCGACCTTGCCTGCCTGCTGCGCCGTCTCAAGCGCCGCCTTGGCATCTACGATGGGTATCTGTGCTGTATCGGCACCTCTGCTACCATGGGTTCCAAGGAAAACAACGGTGCCATCCTTAATTATGCCGAGGAGATCTTTGGCGAGCCATTTGAACGAGATGCCGTCATCACCGAGGATCGGCTCAGTGCCGATGAGTTTTTTGCTGGACAGTCGACCGCATTCTTTGCCTTGCCTTCCGCAGATCAGACTGCACAGCTGGTAGCTCTTGCCGAAGAGGACGATCCTTCCGCCTATCTTCAGTGCGCGGTAAAGGCATGGTTCCCGGATTTTTCGCAGGACGTTCTATCCGACAGTGGCCGCATTGAACTGGGCCGGGTTCTTCTGCAGCATGTATTCCTACAGTCTGTTCTGCACCTAACGGAGGGCAATTACTATCAGGTTTCCCGCATTGTGGAAGCGTTGGCGCCACATTATCCGGCACTGAATGAATTATCCGATGCTTCTGCCGCGCTCAACTCGCTCTTTGCACTGGTTTCTCATGCGCGCACCGGTAAGCCGCGAAAATTACGCCCGTTCCTGAATGTACAGGTGCAGCTTTGGATCCGGGAACTGCGGCGCATCGTTGCCAAGGTCGATGCGGAACACATCACTTATCAAATTGCGCATGATCTGAACCGACAGCAGGCCAAACAGCACCTGCCCGTCGTCAACTGCCGTGATTGCGGCATCACCGGTTGGGTCACTATTCTGAACGAGCGTCAGAACGCCACCATTGTCAATCTTGAAGCGTTTTACAACCAATATTTTAAAGCAGATGAAAAAGTCGTGATGCTTTTCCCTCATCCGCATGAAAATGTTCCCACCGGAATGCTGCCTGCACGCATCTGTCCAGACTGCCTGCAGGTAAAACTGGGGATCGACGGCAGCAGCGAATGTGCCAGCTGCGGCACCCGCATGGTGGACATTCTGATTCCCAGTCCGATTCGGACAACCGGCCCGAAGCAGCATAAGCAGTACATCTGCCCCTGCTGCGGCAGCCGCCGGGGACTTTCTCTGATGGGTGTACGCAGTGCCACGGAGATCAGTGCCAGTATTTCTCAAATGTTCGCTTCCCGCTTCAACGATGATAAAAAGACGCTTGCCTTTTCCGATAATGTGCAGGATGCTGCTCATCGCGCTGGATTTTTCAATTCCCGCACCTGGCGGTTTGGTCTGCGCACGGCAATTCAGCGTTATTGCGCAGAATGTGGTTCAGGTCAAAGCCTTGCTGATTTTCAGGCCGGGTTTGTGGATTACTGGCACCTGCACATGACCGATGAAGAATTTGTCAGCTTTTTTATTCCGCCCAATCTAACCTGGAAGCGCGCATACGAAGAAATGACGCAAAATCGTAAGCTCAGCGATGACAAGCAGGCGCATATTTTGATGCATGAGATTGAGCAGCGCATCCAGTATGAAATCATGCTGGAATATGGTCTTACCAGTAAAATTGGACGCACTCTGGAACGGTCGGCTTGCTCGGTTCTTTCCTTTTCTCCTGAGGATATTGAGCAGATTGCTGCAGCAGTCCAGCTGCGTGTTGTTAACGAACTGGGTATCATGTCTCGGGAAGACCGCATAATCTTTCAGCGCATGGTCATCGGTTGGCTGAATCTACTCCGGTGCAATGGTGCTTTTAAAGATGTTGTTTTTGATGAGTACACCATCAATGATGGCAAAAGCTATATGCTTTCAAACGACCGCAATCGCTGGCTGCCCGGTCAACAATCCGGGCGTAATATTCCTCGTTTTATAGCTGAATACCTTGGAAAAAGCCATCCTACTTCTGAGTTTGATTTACCATCTTCGCGCTGTTACACAGACTGGATTGCTTTCTGCTGCACAGAATCAATTCTTGACGAGCTCAATTTCCGTGCTATCAGCAAGCTGATTCTGGAAGAATCTGTGAAGAACGGCATTGTCGTATCTGTGCCTTCTTCCGCAAACTATAAAGTCTATGGCCTGAGCAAGAACCGTGTCTTCCTTGCAAACGATGTTATCCAGCTGCGTTGCGAACATTGCGGTGCGGTGTATTCGTTTTCTGCCGAAAGCCTGCCGCTGTGGGAAAATGCGCCCTGTCCTCGGTCTGCCTGTGGCGGTAAACTTGTCGAATATAAATCATCCGGCATCAATTACTATGGCCGACTTTACAGCACCGGCGATCTGGCGCGCATCAATGCACGGGAGCATACTGGCCTGCTGGAACGCCCAGATCGTGAGCAACTGGAGAAGGATTTTAAGCGTAGCAAGGAAAATCGTTCCAACTGGGACCCCAATGTTCTCTCCTGTACCCCCACTTTGGAAATGGGTATTGATATTGGTGACCTTTCCACGGCCATCCTGTGCAGTATGCCGCCTGCACAAAGTCAGTTTCTGCAGCGTGTTGGCCGTGCCGGACGCAAAGACGGCAATGCTCTGACCTTGGCAATTGCAAATGCGCGGCCACATGACCTCTATTTTTACGCAGATCCTTTAGAGATGATCTCCGGTTCGGTCACACCACCAAAAATCTTCCTGCGCGCTTCCGCTGTATTGGAACGGCAGTTCATGGCTTTTTGCATGGATTCTTGGGTGCGGAAAGGCATTCCTGATGATGCTATCCCCGATAAGGTCGGTATTATTCTGAAGAAACTGGATGCGCGGCCTTCCGATATGTTCCCTTTCAATTTTCTCAACTACGTGCAGAGTACACTTTCCCGGCAGATCAACTCTTTTGTCCAGATGTTTTCCGCTTATCTGGACGAAAGCTCCAAGGAAGAGCTGCAAATATTTGCCCGCGGCACTGGAACCACAGAAAGTTCCATGCACATTAAAATTCTGGATGCCTTTGAAAGTTTGATGAAGCAGCAAAACAGCCTGCACAACAGTGTAAATTCTCTGAAGGTCATGATCCAGCAGCTGGAAAACAAGCCCAAAGACAGTTCTTACGACGAAGAGATCAAGGAACTAAAGGGCGAGGAAGCGGCCCTATTGACCGTTTTGCAGGAGATCAGCAAAAAGAACATTTTCAACTTCTTGTCCGATGAGGGATTGCTGCCCAACTATGCTTTTCCGGAGGCTGGGATCATTCTGCGGGCGGTTCTCTACCGAAAGTCCGATGAGGAACTTCCGTCTGCCCGAAAAAAGTATGAAAAGCTCGTCTATGAATACAACCGCTCCGCTTCCTCTGCCCTCAGTGAGTTTGCACCGAGCAACAGTTTCTATGTGGATGGCCGCAAACTGACGATCGATCAGGTAGACCTGACAACTGCTCAGAGTGCCCTTTGGCGTCTGTGTCCAAACTGCTCTCATGCGCAGCTTGAAACAGCTGGCCGGAACACAGCAGCCTGTCCTCAATGCGGAAGCCCCGCTTGGGCCGATTCCGGTCAGATGCGCAACATGCTGAAAGTGCAGATGGTCTACTCTAACATGGACTACGCCAAGAGCTTGATTAGTGATGAAAGCGACGACCGCTCTAATATCTTTTATTGCAAGCAGCTCCTTGTAGACGTAGATGAGGACCACGACATCTCCTGTGCCTATCGCATGGACAATGAGGAATTTCCCTTTGGTTACGAATTTGTCCGTAAAGCAACGCTGCGGGAGATCAACTTTGGCGAGAGTGACCTGACAGGTGAAAAGTTATCGATTTCTGGTGTCGAGGAAGTGCGCAAAGGGTTCCGGATCTGCAAATATTGTGGTAAGATTCAGACTGACAGCAAGCCGAATAACCACAGCTATTCCTGTAAGACACGCAAAATCCCTGCGCTCTCACAGGCCGATGCCTATGAAGAATGTCTGTTTCTGTATCGTGAATTCAGCACAGAGGTTCTCCGACTTCTGATTCCCGCTACGACGATGGACTCTTCTTCCGTCCGGATGGAATCCTTTGTTGCGGCCTTCATGCTTGGTATGAAAGAATATTTTGGCAATGTCGATCACCTCCGGGCTGCTGTCAGCGAAGTACCCGTCCCGGATGCCGACTATCGCAAACAGTATCTCGTGATCTACGATTCGGTTCCCGGCGGCACGGGATATCTGAAGCAGTTGATGCATGAAAAAGATTCTTTGATTCAGATTTTTGAAAAAGCCCTTCATGTTATGGAAACCTGCTCCTGCAAAGACGATCCGCAGAAGGACGGCTGCTATCATTGCCTATATGCGTATCGCCAGAGCCAGCAGATCGGTAATATTTCGCGTGCAACTGCCATTCGGCTGTTGAAAACGATTCTTTCCGGTAAAGACCATATCCAAAAAATCGATATGATCAGCAGTATTCCTGTAAACCCGCTGTTTGAAAGCGAATTGGAATCGCGCTTTTGGGAAGCGATCCGTCTAAAAGTTGGTGCTGCAAATATCAGTGACACCGTAAGAAACGGAAAACACAGTTATTATCTCAAACTGGAGCACTCTGCTTGGGAACTTGAACCTCAGGTTTCACTGGGTCCAAGCAACGGTGTATCCGTTCCCTGTAAACCAGATTTTGTGTTCTGGCCCGTAGCCGCGCCCGGACACAAGCCCCTAGCGGTGTTTACGGACGGCTTCCTATATCACAAGGATATCGTTTCCGATGACACCATCAAACGTGAAGCACTCCGCCGCAGTGGGCAGTTCCGGGTCTGGTCCCTGAGTTTTAAGGATGTTCAGAACGTTTTTACCCCGCAGGGGGATTACGCCACTTCTGTTTTAGCGGTCGAAAAAATGCCGCTCGGCAAGGTGATGTACCGTTCCGAAGTACGAAAGCTCCATGCAGAGGTACTTGATCCTGTAAAGCTCTCTGCGTTTGACCTCTTGATTGCCTACCTGAATCTGCCGGATGCCGAAACGATCTTCCACGCACAGGCACACGCTTATGCACTTTCTCTGCTGGATCCGGCATTCATCAAGAACAATGCGGCATTCGATCAATGGCATCAGGTCTTTCAGGATGTGAACGATCAACTGCATTTTACAGATTCCAGTTTCCGCTTTGGGCTGACCGCTTATGGAGCGTGGGTCCCTCGTGCTGTAAATTCTCATCTGGCTCTCTATGCAGGCATTTCCGCTGCATCCATGAAAGCAGATGGTGCTGTTACCGTCTTTGCCGTCCTGAACGATGACAAGAACAGCCGCACAGATAAATACGAACCGGAGTGGAACGGTTTCTGGCAGTTTTTCAATCTGATGCAGTTTGCCTCAGAATTTGCTGCCGTTTCTTCTACCGGGCTCAGGCGCATGGACTATCTCGCACTTCCTGTTTCCCAGAGCAGCTGTTCTTCGGCGGAAGCCTCTTCCACACCCGATTCCGGATGGAATTCCATCGGTGAATTGCTATTTGACGAAGATGCGAAAGCATTCGCTGCCTTGGCACAGAAAAGCGGTATCCCAGCACCTGCTGAAGATTTCATTGGATTTGAGGCAGCTGGTGCAGATGGAAATGTCATCGCAACGATTGAAATTGCTTGGCCGGACAAGAAATTGGGATTTATGACTTTTGAACAGTCCATTGATCGAGAAAAGATGGAGCATCTCGGCTGGAAAATATACACCGCAGCCGATCTATCTGGTCTTGATTTAAGCAATCTATTGGGAGGAAAGAACGTATGACAACTGCAAAAGTCGCAATTTCCGCTGATTTTTTGACGGCCTTTTCACACCTTCCCCGTCAGGTGCAGGGCAAAGTTACCGAACTTGTCAACAAATTCCGGAATGACCCTGCTTCGCCGGGAATTCACTACGAAAAGATAAACTCTTGTATCGATAAAAAAATATATTCCATTCGTATCGATGATACCTACCGCGGCATTGTCGTTCGTCAATCCGAAGTTTATCTGCTTTTATGGGTCGATCATCACGATGAGGCCTACCAGTGGGCCGCCCGAAAACGCTGTGAAGTAAACCCGAACACCGGTTCACTTCAGGTTTTTGATGTACAAACGGTTTCCGAACCGATCGCAGCACACAGTCAGCCGCTTCTGTTTTCTGCTTTCAAAGACGCGGATCTGCTTCGGCTGAGTGTTCCTGAAGCGCTGCTGCCTTATGTCCGCAGCTTTGAAACAAAAGAACAGTTTTATCAGGCGCGATCTTCCTTCCCGGCAGATGCATACGAATATCTCGCCTGGCTTGCAGAAGGCTTTTCCATGGAAGAAGTTCTGGAACTTGCCAACGAAGAATGCAATACCTCTCCCGCAGCACAGGATTTGTCGGCAGCATTGGAACAGCCCATTACCATGCGGTCCTTTGTCGTCGTGGAAGGGGAAGACGAACTGCGCCGCATCATGGCTGCACCGCTTGAAAAATGGCGTGTTTTTTTACATCCGGCTCAGCGAAATCTGACGCAGAAAAATTACTCTGGCCCTGTTCGTGTTCTGGGTGGTGCAGGAACGGGAAAAACGGTTGTCGCTCTGCACCGCGCTAAATATCTGGCATCTCAATGCACCGGGCAGCAGCGTATTCTTTTTACGACCTATACGGCGAACCTCGCTGCAGATATTCAGGAAAATCTCCGCAAGATCTGCTCGATCGAGGAACTACGCAAAATTGAAGTCATTCATCTTGACGCATGGGTCAGCCGCTTTATGCGCGAGTCCGGCTTTTCTTTCCAGATCGGCTACGATGACGCCTTGGCTCCTATATGGGAAAAGGCGCTCTTTCTTGCAAACACGGAACTGCCTTACGACGTTTCTTTTTATCAGGAAGAATGGAATCGGGTCGTGATTTCACAGGAAGCGATTACGCGTGACCAATATCTGAAAGCCTCCCGAAACGGCCGCGGCACACGGCTGGACCGCAGAAAGAGGCTTCTTGTATGGCAGGTTCTGGACAACTACCAAAATCTGATGAAAGAGCATCAGATCCGCGACATCAATACTGCCATGTATGAGTGCACAAAACTTTTACAGGGCAGCAGTGTAAAGTCGCAGTATACCCATATCATTGTAGACGAAGGACAGGATCTAAGCGATAACGCATATCGCCTGATTCGTGCTCTGGCCGGCCCGGAACACGCAAACGATCTTTTTATCGTGGGTGATGCGCATCAGAGGATCTATCGGAATCGGCCTATCTTATCGAAATGCGGTATCAATGTCCGCGGCCGAAGCAGTATTTTAAAGATCAACTATCGCACCACAGAGGAGATTCGGCATAGTGCATTCTCCTTCTTAGAGGGCCTCTCTTTTGACGATTTGGATGAAAGTACCGATAGCGGAACCCAATGCCAATCTTTGACCCACGGAGAACCTCCTATCATTCGGAATTTCCCGGATGCAAACGCAGAATTCAACTTCATTTATACTGAAATCCGGAAGCTACAAAATTCCGGTATTTTGCTAAAGGAGATTTGCGTCGTTGCGCGTACAAAGAACCTTGCAAACGATTATCTGTCCCTGCTGACAAAGGCCGGCATCCGTTCTTACGCAATCAAACGGAATCAACCTGACAATCGAAACTTTGATGGAATTCGTGTCGCAACCATGCATCGTGTGAAGGGGCTCGAATTCAAATACGTCTTTATTGCTGCCCTCAATCACCGCGTTGTTCCTCTAGCTGCTGCCATCAATCACATGGATCCAATCTCCGAAAAAGAATCCATCACATCCGAAAAATGTCTGCTTTATGTGGCTATGACACGCGCGCAAAAGGGAGTTTACATCACAAGCTATGGTACTTGCTCTCAGTTCCTACATCAATCTGACTGAAACACTTTCTATATGTAATTCCTCTACTTCTTTTTGTTGAATTTTTGGCCTACCCATGGTAATATTGAATTACCATTACAAGGAGGATTTCCTATGAAACTCACAAGCCTCTATGTGCATGACTTCAAGGGCTATAGAGAACATCAATTTGATTTGCAGGGAAAAAGCACCGTCCTTTTCGGTGTAAACGGTGCTGGCAAATCAACCGTTCTGACAGCCATTAATTATTTAATGTGGCCAGTTTTGAACCGTTTAAGCAACACTCAGGGAACTGCTTTCCGCTCCTTAAATACAGAATCTGTTCATGCTGGCTTTGGAATGATGAACCTTGGTGCTGATTTCAGCCTGGCTGGTGAAACCTTGTCTTTAAGAAAAGATTATATTAAAGCCAAGCCCGGAAAAGCACCACGAGTAATTCCATACAAGGATTTATACGATGCTTTTGTTGAAAAATTTACAGCAACTTATCTCTCTGAGGGATCAGAAAACAATATGCCCATTTTCGTCAATTATGGAACCAATCGTTCCGTCCTTGACATTCCTCTTAGAATTCGTACCAATCATGAATTTTCGCAGCTGGCAGCTTTAGAGCGAGCCAGCGAGAATGAATTGGATTTTCGTTCCTTTTTTGAGTGGTTTCGCAATCAGGAAGACATCGAAAACGAAACAAAAACAGAAACCAAAAATTTCGATTATGAGGATGTTTCTTTAGGGTGTGTCCGCACAGCTGTCTGTTCTATGTTGGATAATGTCTCCGACCTAAAAGTTAAACGTAGTCCCCTGCGCATGACAGTCAAGAAGAATGGACTAGAAATGCGCGTTGATAATCTTTCTGATGGTGAGAAATGTACCCTCGCTCTCTTTGGTGACTTAGCTCGTCGTATTGCTCTGGCTAACCCTTCTCGCAGCAATCCACTTGAGGGAGAAGGTATTGTACTCATCGATGAGATTGAACTTCATATGCACCCTTCTTGGCAGCGAAAAATTCTCGGTGCATTAAAAAGTACTTTTCCGAACATTCAATTTATCATCACAACGCATTCTCCTCAAGTGATAAGCGAAGTAGATGACAGTTACAATCTTTTCGGTCTGAAGCAGGAAAATGACGATGTAATCGTTAAACCCTATAATGTGCATGGATGGGATACCAACGGAATTCTGCATAGCGTAATGCATACCACTGAGCGTCCCGAAAATGTTGTAAGAGCATTTGAAGCATTCGATAGCGCCATCGAATGCAACCTTGAAGAAGCATCTAAAATTCTTCAGTATCTGAAAGAAACTGTTGATCCCAACGATCCAAAGTTGACAGAGTGTGAAGTTCGTTTCGATTTGGAGAATCGCTGAGGATTAACTATGATTAAAATCAATAAAGGTATTGAGCCTGTAGAGCTTACGAAATACAAACAACAGCCTAATGCATCCTACCGAGATATGCATGGTGCTCCCTCAGGAAAAAGTAATTCCGATGGAACTCCCATCGATGTTTATACTATAGTTCTGAATCGTCTAATTCAGGAGCAAGGGTGTATTTGTGCTTATTGCATGTGTCGAATTCCAGAAAAAGGAAAGAAAGCAACGATTGAGCATATTGACCCACAGAGTGCCACTTCTGAAGAGAAAGCCTTAGATTATCGGAACATGCTTGCTGTATGTAATGGAAATCGTGATGCTCACAATGACAAAGAAAAATCCTGCGATGCACATCGCAAAAATGCTCCTTTAAGCGTCAATCCATTAAAATCAGATACATTATCTTCTCTCAAATATCTATCCAATGGCGAAATAACTGCCTCTGACGATGCTATTAAGAAAGACCTCTGTGATACTCTCAATCTAAACTGCTCAGAAAGACGCATCCCGGAAAACAGAAAGGCCGCCTTAACTGCATACCTTCGGGTCTTTGTCGCCAAACATCCCACCGGCGATATTAAAGAATCTTGCCGACGGGAGTTAGAAAAATATCAACAGGAATCACCCAAAATGCCATACGTTGGTATTATTTTGGATTGGCTTACTCGCCATACATAATAGTATACCTCTTACATCTCTTATTGAGCATTGGGGCAGTGGTATTCCGCGCATCATGGGAAAAGTCAAAGCCTATGGTCTTCGAGATCCAGAATTTATCGGCGGTGAAGTTGATTTGCGTATCAATATCTATCGTAACCAACTGAATGCCGCCAGTGCTGCTCAGGACATTCCTCAGCATATGTGAGTGCCGACAAACAATGAGCACTGCCGACAAAGTGCCGATAAAGTGCCGACAAATGAACAAGAGCGGCAAATTTACAATTATGTCCTCGAAAATCCATCCATTACAACTACCCAAGCTG